GAAATTTCAGCCGCTTTGGATATATACGCTGAAGAATCTACAACATTATCTGAAAAGGGAAACTTGTTAACAATTTTTTCGGAATCCGATAGAATTAAATCAACATTAGAAGATTTATTTGTAAACAGATTGGATTTAAACACTAATTTACAAATGTGGGCTAGAGGTATGTGTAAATATGGTGACAATTTTGTTTATTTAAAAGTCGACCCAGAAAAGGGTATCGTTGGATGTCAACAATTACCTAACATTGAAATAACAAGATTAGAAGGTAAAGAAAGTAAAACCCCTAACCAAATGGATGTTATGCAGATGCCAAGTAGGGAACTTAGATTTCAATGGACAAATAAAGATATGGAATTTCAATCTTGGGAAATTGCACATTTTAGATTATTAGGTGACGATAGAAAACTTCCATATGGTACCAGTATGTTAGATAAAATTAGGAGAATATGGAAACAACTGTTATTAGCTGAAGATGCAATGTTAATTTATAGAACAACAAGGGCACCCGAAAGAAGAGTCTTTAAGGTTTTTGTTGGTAACATGGACGACAAAGATATTGAACCATATGTGCAAAGAGTTGCGAATAAATTTAAAAGGGACCAAGTTGTTGATTCAAGAAATGGTCAAGTTGATATGAGGTATAATCAAATGGCGGTAGACCAAGATTATTTTATTCCTGTTCGTGACCCGGCTCAAACAAATCCAATTGAAACATTACCTGGTGCTCAAAATTTGGGAGAAATTGCGGATATTGAATATATTCAGAAAAAAATGTTAGCTGCACTAAGAATACCAAAAGCCTTTTTGGGTTTTGAAGAAGTTGTTGGTGATGGTAAAACATTAGCATTAATGGACATTAGGTTCGCAAGAACAATTAATAGAATTCAAAAATCTTTAATACATGAGTTAAATAAAATCGCTTTAATTCATTTGTATTTAGTTGGATTAGAAGATGAATTAAATAATTTTTCATTATCTCTAACAAACCCATCCGCTCAGTCAGATTTATTAAGAATTGAACAATGGAAAGAAAAAATTTTATTATATAAAGACGCCACTTCCGACCAATCTCAAATAGGTATATTACCCGTTTCACATACATGGGCAAAAAAGAACATCTTGGGTATGAGTGATAGTGAAGTTGTTTTAGATTTACAACAACAAAGATTAGAAAGGGCGATTGGTTTTGAATTAACTAATACTCAAATGGTAATAAAACGTTCGGGTGTTTTTGATGAGGTCGATTCCAAATATGGTATTCCCGAAAATGAAAGGGAAGCTGCACAATCACCAGAAGGTGCTGAAGCGGGTGGGGGTATGGATATGGGAGCACCGCCAACACCACCTTCAGCACCCTCACCACCGGCCGGTGGTGAGGCTCCTCTAAGTGAAAATAAAAAAATTAGATTAACAAATTTTTTAGGTGAATCTAACAATTTAGAAGATTTATTTGATATTAATAAAGCACAACAGAATATTTATGAAATAGAAAATAAATTAAACGATATACTAAACCAATAATCAAATGACAAATTTTGGAGAATTTAAATTAAAAATGTTAACCAAGTTAACTGATTTATATACATCAAAAAATAAAGTGGAATTAAAAAATACCATAAAATCAATCACATCAAATAAAACATTATCCGAAATGTATACTTTCTATGAAAACATAGAAAATTTAAACATCACATCAAAAGATAAGGCCAAATTATATGTGGAATCAATTGAACCTATTTTAATTGAAAAAATGAAAACCGTGAAAAAAGATTTGAAGAATTTTACTAAAGAATTAAAAGATATTGAGTCTGAAAAAAATTCTTTGTATGAAAATTTAGATATTCTTTCAGAAGAAACCACAATACACAATATATCCAAAAAAATAGATGCTAGAGAAAATTTAATTGAACACTTACTAAAAGAAAAAAAACAAGACGAAAACCCAAGTGAAATTCAAATAGAAAATCACTCACTGTTAAATGCTGTGTTGGTTAACAATTTTAATATAAAATATTCAGATTTTTTAAGTGAGGAACAAAAAGAAACATTTAATAAAATTGTTTCGATGCCCAACGATGAATTAATAAAAGAAACAAAAAACCTTAAAAAGGAATTATCCAGTAAAATTGACTCTTTGATTAAAGAATCGAGCGAGGATACGTTAAAAGATAAATTAAAAAATGTGATGTCAGAAATAAATAAATCTGACACCACAAAATTTGACTATTATAAACTTATTGAATTGAAGAACGGGTTACTATGACCTATCTTCTTTGCTTTTAATTTTTTGTTTATAAATTGCTTTAAGTAATTCATCTCTTCTGGCGATAGATGGTTTTACAAATTCCTCTCTATCCCTTAATTGCTCGTTTTGTCTTGTTTTTTGAACCCTGTATTTATATTTTTTTAGCGCGGGTTCTATTCCTTTTTCTTTGCTTACATTAATTTTTATCATAACTTTTTTTTTTAAAATATACGAAAAAAATTTTAAATTATTAACATTATTTCATATATTTTATATACACCATAAAAATATTATATATGATAAATAATAATGAAAAAAGGAAAATTTATAGTAATTGGTTCACATGAGAATGTGAAAATAGGATATGGGACTGTAGATTATAAAAATTTAAAAACAATTTATATTCAGTTAAATTCTTGGATACAACCAACATTAGATGAACAAGATTTTGATAAATTAATTTATAAAAGTAGAAAAAGAATAAAAGATAAAATTTATTTACTTAATTCTGAATTTTTCAAACCACAGTGTATTGTTGATTTAGATATAAAAACAAATGGAATCAAATTAAATAAAAGGTCTTTTATGGATTTAGAAATAACTCTTTATGTTAATAAACATTTTGATGTTAGGTCAAAAGAAATAAAAAATTACATTTCAAACTTATCAAAAGACATAATCGAAACAGTACTTGTTGACAAAACTTTTTATAATTTCTTCGATAAAAAGAATTAATCTTTTTCCGAAGTATTTATTATAAAAAGTTTAATGAAGATATTGGGTCCTAATGATACCGGTAGAGGTATTCTTTTAGAATACGATGCTGGATATATTTCGCACGAAGAAAATAAGAAAATAATTTCTGAAATGAGAGAAATGGATTTCTCTCAAGATATTATATTGTTTGCTGTTTTACAAAAATATGATACACCAAACAAAAATGGTAGAATATATCCAGAACTTTTATTAAAAAGAGAAAACGAAAAATATCAAACTTTAATTAAAAAGGGTGGTGCATTAAACGAACTTAATCACCCGAGCTCGTCTTTGCTTGATTTAGACAGAATTTCTCATTCGATATTAGAGACATGGTGGGATGGTAAAATATTAATGGGTAAAATAAAACTTTTTACTTCACCCGCATGGAAAAAAATGGGTATCGTAAGTACAAAGGGAGACCAAGCGGCAATGTTAATTATGAATGGAGCAACACTTGGTATATCATCAAGAGGTGTTGGTTCATTAAAAAATGTAAAGGGACAAAATATCGTTCAAGATGATTTTGAATTAGTTTGTTTTGATTTAGTATCATCCCCAAGCACTCCAGGTGCGTATGTTTTCTCAGATATAAATGACAGAGAGCAGTATCAAGAGTCATTGGATGAAAAACCAAAAGACGTTGATAAAATGAAAAATCTTATGTCAAGATTGGATAGTTTTTTATCAAAATAAGTTTTTTTACGTTTTTAATAACGTAACATAATATTTTTTAATAAAAACGATATATTTATTATAAAACTATATTCATAAAATGAGCAACAAATCAATTTTAGAACAAGCGTTACTTCAAGTACAGACACTTGAAGAAGCAGTAAAAGCGAACGCAAAAGGTATACTGGCTTCTACAATGAAACAGGAACTGAACGATTTGCTAAAAGAATCATTGGAAGAAGAGAAAGAGGTTGACGAACAACCCGATTCTGAAGAGGATACAGATGATGTACCAGTAGAAACTGGCGATGAAGAAAATCCAGATAATGAAGATGATGAACCATCAAAAGATATCGATTCATTAGATACCGATGATGACATGGCTCCAACTATGGACGACATGGACACCGATGATGACATGGCTCCAACTATGGACGACATGGACACCGATGGTGACATGACCCCAACTATGGACGGCATGGACACCGATGATGATGTATTAGATATGACCGGTGCGGATGAAGACGAAATTTTAAAAGTTTTCAAAGCAATGGGTCCTAATGATGGTGTAATTGTCAAAAAAGATGATAATCATATTGAGTTATCTGACGGTGATGATGAGTATATCATTCAATTAGATGAAGACGAAATGATGTCTGATGAAATGCCGGTCGATGAAGACGAAATGATGTCTGATGAAATGCCGGTCGATGAAGACGAAATGATGTCTGATGAAATGCCGGTCGATGAAGACGAAATGATGTCTGATGAAACTGTTTACGAAATTGAACTTGATGACGTAGATGAGGGTGATATGTCACCTGAAGACGCAATGGAGGGAGATGTGGAACCAGTTGAAGGAGATGTCGATGAATCTGCTCGTACAATGGGTTATGGTTACCATGGGGGTTTAAAATCAAAAAACGTGTACAAAGCAGGTAACAAAAGAGACGAAATTAACGAAGAAGTTAGTAAACTGAAAAAACAAAACGATGAATATAAAAAGGCATTAGTCTTATTCAAAGATAAGTTAAATGAAGTTGCTGTCTTTAACGCCAATTTGGCTTATGCTACTCGTTTATTTACCGAGCATTCAACAACAAAACAAGAAAAATTAAATATCTTAAAAAGATTCGATTCAATCTCAACCTTGAAAGAGTCTAAGAACTTATATAGTTCAATAAAAACCGAGTTGGAAACAAAAAAACCAGTGACTGAATCGGTGGTTGAAAAAATAAATCACGCACCAACATCTTCTTCTACGAATGTATTGTCCGAGTCTAAGGCTTATGAAAATCCACAATTCAAAAGAATGAAAGATTTGATGCAAAAATTAAAATAAAAAATAAACTTAAAATAAAAATCTAAAAAAATGGGAGCATTATTAGAATCAGGTATGGTTGGTAACATTGGATTAAAACACCTCCGTGTTATCAAAGAAGATACCATTAAAAAATGGGATGAGTTAGGATTCCTTGAGGGTCTTGGCGGTCATCAAAAAGATAATATCGCGCAATTATATGAAAACCAAGCGTCATATTTGATAAACGAAGCAGCTGTTGCTGATGCATCAGGTTCATTTGAAACTGTTGTATTTCCAATCATCAGACGTGTATTCTCCAAATTGTTGGCGAATGACATCGTATCTGTACAAGCAATGAACTTACCTATTGGTAAATTGTTCTACTTTGTACCTAAAATTCAAGAAAGAACCGCAGGTAATGGTCACTACCAACCTTACGGTTTCCCAAGTTCTTTGACTGACCCTAACACTGGTTATACAGGTAATAACCTTTATGACCGTTTCTACGAAGGTAGCGATGCGAACGACCAAGGTTTGTTCGACTATTCAAAAGGTTCATTCAGCACTATTAGTGTGAACCCAATTGAGTTGGTAACATTCTCTAATGGTTCCGCATCAACACAATCAGCAATTACAACTGGTAATTCTGTAGGAAGTGTAATTTTGAAAGTTTCAGGTTTCACCGCTACTTATGATGGGGCGGGTAAACTTGCGGGTCCTAACGGTCACGTTATGGATACCGAAGAGTTTTTAGCGTCATTAACCGTGGCTAGTAACCAATTAAGTGGACACACTGCTGGTTACACTGCACTTCCTATTAATATCGTAACTCAAAAATACGGTAAGGGTATTGTT